GAATTGTGTGCAGGGACATTTTCATACTAAGTTCAAAATTGAATACTGGGCTAATCCTGATAATCTTTTTTGGGGTATGCAAGTAGGTTGTTTAATAGACCAAAAGTCTTTAGCTTTTGAATACGCAAAGAATTTTAAAACTAGATTTATAGTAGGAACTGGATTAGTGATAGACTCACAACCAAAATTATTACCTTGTGTTTTAAACAGAGATGGCAAATGGATAGGCAAGTTAGTTTAAAAGAATTACTGTTTTCAGAAACAGCCACTAGGTTAGGAATTAATAACGAACCTACTGACCAAATATTATTTAATCTTCAAACATTAATCTATAAAGTTATTGAGCCTATTGTAAATCACTTTGGCGATATAAAAATTACTTCTGGCTATCGCTCTAAAGAACTTTGTAAAGCTATCGGCTCATCTGAACGAAGTCAGCACACCTTAGGTATCGCAGTAGATTGTGAGGTGCTAGGAGTTCCAAATAAAGAATTAGCTGATTGGGTTGTTAATCATTTAGAATTTGACCAATGTATTTTAGAGTTTTGGAAGCCTGAAGAAGCTAACTCTGGGTGGGTTCACATCTCTTACAACAAAGCAGGAAATCGCAAGATGTATCTTCGTGCTTTTAAAGCTAATGGCAGAACAGTTTATGAGGTGTTATGAAATCATTAAAAAAACAAATCGGCGGAAATCATTATAAGAAATATAAGATTCAACCCATAGAATTTATATTAAAAAATAATATTGGATTTTGTGAAGCGAATATCATAAAGTATGTTTTGCGATTTAAAGAGAAGGGTGGCGCTGAAGACTTACTTAAAGCCCAGCACTACATAGAACTACTAATAGATTCAACTAAAAGTAGATAATATCATTTAAAACGATTTTAAACGCATTTTAAGGCACTATGGCTTTGAAATGAGAAACAGCTTTATAACCCTTATATCATCAAAATTTAGGGGCTTTTTAAAGGTTTAAATAGGCAAAATAAGAACATTTAAGAAACGATATGGACATTATAAGAATAGACACAGATTTTGCACCAGAAACACATACAGTTGGAAACACATCTGCACAGTCAGGAGTGATAACAACTGGTTCAGGAATTATTAGAATAGCAGTAACTTCAGGAACTCATGTTAAATTTGGAGTTAATCCCACAGCAACAGTAGAAGATTTGTTAATCCCAGAAAATCAAGTTCAATATTTTTCATTTAAGAGTGGTCAAGTCGTGGCTTTCATACATCATGGTGGTGGTTCGGGAGAAATTAACATCTGTGCAATAGACTAATATGTGGTGGAATTTAATACCTACTATTTTTAAAACCGGCGCTGAGATTTATAAGAATCACAAGCAATCAGAATTTTTAGAATCTGAAGCTGAAAGAAAATATTACGAGCGTATGGCTGCCGGAGAAATAGAATATCAAAGAGATGTTGGCGACCAACAAGACAAGACTTGGAAAGATGAACTGGTATTAATTATAGTTTGTATTCCAATAGTTCTTTTATCTTATGCTATCTTTACTGATGACCCATTAATAAAATCTAAATTAGATTTATTCTTTGATTATTTTGGAAAATTTCCTAGTTGGTATCAATGGTTAATTGTAGGAATTTTTGGTGCAATATATGGACTTAAACCCACTTTAGACATCTTCAAAAAATGAATGAGTTGCGGCTCATAACTTGTGCTGTTCATTTTGTAAAGCAGGGAGATATGATTGAAGATATGTCTTATGTAAGGTTTCTTGATTCTGATAATAATGCAAACTTTAATACTTTCTTGACTTCATTAAAGAATGTTAAGAAATTTAGAATCTTAGCTGTTGAATGGGAATCTGAGCCAATAGATTTTGAAGATTCAGATTATGATTGTTCAAATACTATACATTAATCTCAAAGTATTCCACGCCATCATTTTGAAAAGTTTTTAACTTTGAATCCGGCAGCATTCTCAATAATTGCTCAACTGATATAAAACGAATTTTATCTTTAAGCGGAAAGCAAATAGTAAATTTAGTCCAATAGTTAGTATATAGCTCGTTTATAACAATATACTTTTTTAAATCTCTTAACTTAATTTTATTAGATTGCTTTAATGAAACGAAGAACTGTTCTTGTTTATTGGTTTCTGTCGCAGCTTTATATACGAAAAAATCTGCTGTAAGTTTTGCGATTGCTGGTATTTTGGAAAACAAAGGTATATTAGTTTCAATAACTGATTTATTAGGGTCAATAGAATTATAACCAAGACGACGAAACAGATAGCCAACGGAATTGCAGTAATCAATAAAGCGGCTTTCAGCATAATTGAAATTATTTTTAACATCTGTCATCTACTCAATTCACGATTTGTAACTAGCCACGAACGGTACAAGTCCACCCATGATTGTAAGTTACTATATTTTCCTCTAGCAATAGAATATTTTTTTTCTGCATAAAGCAAGCCTTCTATTATAGTTTTATATTCATCAGCAGTATAAGCCCACTTTTCTGCTTCTGCAACGCTGCAATTTTTTTCTAATTTTTTTGTAATAGTTAATTGGCTAAAAGTAATTTTACGAAACTCCTCGCATCTTCTAAAGTCATAAAGTGCATTAGCCATTTCTTCAGAGAGTTTATCTAATTCTTGTTTTATATCGTCTGGGTTTTTTAGAGCAAAGTCTTCCATGTGCTTCCTTTACATTTTATAGTTGTATTACTTATTTAGTAAGTAATTTTTCAAATTCAAAGACATATCTAGAGTTAAGAAGTTCTTTTAATCTTTTTGCTTTCTCTAACTTCATTTTATACTCTAGTTCAAGGTTAAGAAGTTTCTGGCTTCTGTCCCTGATTCTTTGAACTACTTGCTGCTGTGTCATCAAATAGTTTAATATTATTCCTAATAAACTTTTTACCAAGTAAGTCCACAGAAATAATCTTTCCTTCATTTTCATTTTTGAGAGCATCTTCTTGATTGTCAAAAAGTTCTTTAACTTTAATTGTGCATTCAAGAATTTTCTCCCTCACAAACATTCAAAATATATATCATTTATATAGATGATTACAAGACTTAGTGGCCAAATAAAAGGGGATAATGATTTTAAAATTTGGCCACTAAAAATAACTAACAATTAAGAGGTATGAAAGTTCACTTTATAAAGATATTTTAAATCCTTAATAAGCGAATCCATTGATTCTTTTGTAACATTTATTGCACCTGATTCCAAGCAACTTTTACTTAGTGCCATGACGAACATATACTCGTCTTTATCAAATGGCTTCTTGGTTTCAACTGTTAAATCAGCATCAAATTCTTTAGCTGCTTCTTGAAGTTGAGATTCCAGTTCATCAGGATTAAAGCTAGTATCTTCTTTACTTTCTACATCAGAAGGAAGTTCTTGCATTATTGGAGATTTGTCCGGCTTTGATTGAACAAATAAACTTCCATTTTTTTTACTGGCTTGGACTGCAACGCTTAGCTTTTTACCCTTCTCTAAAAAGACTGGCTTGATTGCTGACCAGAGAACGATTTTCTGGTCATTAATTCCAAAAGTATAATTTGGATATTTATTTGGACTTCCATCTTTCATTAAGCGGTTGTCATAGACATACTTAACTACTCCACTGATATTAGGCATCTTATTTCTCCTTCTTGTTTAGCCAGCTATATATTTTTAGGCAGCATATAGCGGCTTCTTGCTGCATTTCTCCTATTAGAAATTCCTTAATATTTAACTTACCAGTCTTCGTGCAATTCACTATGATGCCTTTTTTAACATCAATTCCAAGTTCTTCTTTTATTGCAATTTTGTAGAGGTAAATTTGGATTAGCATTGAGTCCCTTATGCCGCTAGAACTCTTCCAGTCATATATAATATACTCTCCTGATTTGTTTTTAAATATAGCATCAAGCGTTCCAGTAAATTTATGAATTCTGCTTAAAACTTTTCTTTCAGTAAAAAGAATCTCTAAGCCTTCTTGCTTGTCATACCATTCTTTAAATTTTCCAAAAGATTTTTTAATCTCAGGATTATGAATTTCAGGCTCTATTCCTTTATGAATATAATCTTCAATTAAGTTATGGACTTGAGTTCCAACCAAACCAGCATCACCCATACTTTGATTTGGTGCTTTTTTAATCTGCTCTGCAATTTTAGCTAACTCAATCTCATCATAACTAACACCTGCTCTCATTATTTTTTTAAATTCTTCAGAGCATATCTTAGATGACCAAGCGCCGATAACGCTTGCCGGAGTTAATAATTTGCAAATTGTTGTGGCGCTAGGTAATTTTTCATCATTCCAAAAATACTGATGCAGAACTGAATCAAAAAAAAGCGTTTCTTGTCCATTATATAGTTTTATTTCTTCCATTTTTTATCCTCTTTTAAGTTTTATTTATAATCCAAACTATTACAATTAATAGAATAGTTATAAATATTATTTTAAGCATAAATGTCATACTTAATTACTTTCTTGTAATCTGATTTGGTTAAGTCTTCAAACATTGAATCAACCGAAACATCAAATATTTTTGATATTTTATATAGTTGGCTTGCTGACATTTGATTAGTTCCCAATTCAAATTTAGAAATCTGCTGCTCGCAACTACTGCCAATAAATTCTGCGAGATGTCGCTGGGACATAAATCTTATTTTACCAGTCATTGGTTCTTCAACCTGAGTATTATGCCTTAGGTATCTAAGATTGCTGGCCAGTTTATTTACTATATCTTGCTTTGTTTCCATATATCCTTCCATTTTTCATGCTGTTGCTTCCAATAATCACAATTCATATCAGGATTGTAATAAGGGAATTGTTTATAAAACTCATTTAGAGTTATTGTTTTATCTTCAATAGAACACAAATCAAAATAGTATGGTGCTTCATTAGCAACTATACTTGGGTTCTTTTGAGATTCTAAAAACAATCTATTAATTTCTTCTTGAACTGTTTTAATTAATAACATTGTGTCCCCTTCCGGCTAAACATTTTTTAGTATAATTTTCTCTAGTTCTTTTTTCTTCAGGCGGAAGCCAGAAAAATAATCCTCTAAAGACATTATTATAACCCCAAACAATTCCATCAGTTAATCCACTTATCTCTTGGTTTGCAAGAGTGGAACAATGTTGAATATCGTCGGTTATTTCTGCTGCTCTATCACTTGGATAGCTGCCACTTCTTCCTTTGGTATCAATTACCGGCTTATAAGCACAATTAGTTAATAGTGCGCTTAGTAAAACGGATAATATTAGTTTTTTCATTTTTATCTCCTTTTTTTAAATATTCCATAACCTTAACATTTTTATAGTCCATAAATCTTAGTCTTGGAAATGTCTTCCAAGCAAGTTCTATGTAATTGGCTAGTGTATGGAATCTGTTATTTTTTACGCAGTCTTCAATTATTTTAAGCGCTACAATTAAATCAGTCTTTTTTTTTCTCATTTGCCTTCTCCATTTGTTTTTTTTCTTTTTTTAATTCCGCTTCCCTGATTGCTTGTTTTAATTTTTCTGCAAAAACGCTCTCACCTAACTTTGTACTAAGCGATTTTTCTTTATTTGAAAAGTTCATTTTTTCTTAATATCTATAATTTTTTTTAATTCATTGTAAATAGCCTTATCATAGCTAGATACTTTTGAGCCTGAGAATTCTTGGGTGATTATAAATTTTTCTATAATATGTAATGAACCCTTCAGTATATCTAATGAGACTTTTTTATACATCTAATTTATTATCCAGTTTAATAATATTATACTTGACCAGCCTAAACCAATAGCAATTAAAAATGCTATTCCTTCTTTATTTTCTTTATTCATTTGTAGTTCTCCCATATTAATATTGTTAATATAACTGCGAAGCAAAACCAAGCAAATCCCAAATCAGATATTAATTCAATCATTTTTTGAATCCTTGCTTTGTTAGCATTCCATTTAATTTTTCAATTAAATTAGTCATGCGCTTTTTAGTGTTTATTCCTTTTACTTCATTATCCAATAAGATTTTAGTCATGCAGCCAACTAAGAGCCGCATTTCATTAAAACTCATTGAGCAAATCACGCCTATTTCTCTATTTGCCATAATGTTTTAAATATTCTTTTTTTTTTGATTGGACACCAATACCCGTGGTAGCCGGTTATTGTTTTTTTCTTTTTTTTCATTCTATCTCCTTTTTTGGTTTATCCTCTTTGTAGTCATATTCAAGATTAGTAACATTAAAAAAAGATAATTTAATAAATTGCTTAAATTTCTTTATCATGTCTTCTATATCCTCTTGGTTACAATGAGAATTCCATTTGATGTTGCATTTATAGTTCTTCATTTAATCTCCATTGGTTTAAGTATTCGCTCATTTTAATTAAAACACATTTGCTTGCTTTATTATCTCCCAGCATAACTTCTTTATAGTTTCCTCTTTTAACTATATTTTTTAATCTATTAACTGCAATAACTGTAATGCCAACTAAGTCATCTCCATCATAAAAGCTATGAACCCAATACTTAGCATGAGTTCCATTTAAGCCTGATTTCTTGCCATAGGATTCTAATTCAATGCACACATTTCCAGTCTTCTTCCAATAATCTCTTTCAGATTTACATTCAAACTTATCTTTAGACATTCCTAAGAAAGCAGCAACAGATTTCTCGTTCTCTATTCCTTTAGCTAAATCAAAATCAAATTTAGAATCATTATTAAACATTAGAATCCTTTTTTGATTAATTTCTTAATTACTTTGACTGCTTGTTTTTTATTCTCAACTACCCAGAATCTATTTTTGTTTGTTTTTTTTGCAGCCGGCGCAAAATTTATTAATTCATCTTTTGTAAATTCTGCAACAGTTCTGTCTTTTAAGTCAATTATATAAGCCATATTATTCTCCATTATGTTGTTTTGTATATTTTTCTGTGATTTAGATTTGTTTGTGCTTTTTCTCTCACAGCATAAACAAGGCATTGATTATACCAACGATTCCCACTTACTTTTCTGGCCAGCTTTAATGCCTTTTTGTAAGTTTTTGCTTTTCTATTTATTTTATTGCGACGATTAGTAATAGAAAAATAATCTGGTTTTTCTAACACCCATAAATCACGCTCATTAAAAGAAAGATATTTATTATTTATTCTCATATTTTATTCCTTTTAATTAAAGCTGGCAATTTTTCATTTTTAGCTAACCCTTTAGTTTTAATTATTTTCCAACCATTAGCTAAAGCGTGAAAGATTCTAGCAACAGTTTTTTTTCTTAATCTAGGGTAGTAAGTTTTTAAATATTCGTAGTCGCTCATATTGCAATACCATGATAATTATAAAACGAATTTTCTCCAAACGCTTGGTTGTAACAATCATCAGCTAAACATCTAGCCTTATGTTTTGCTTCTCCTGAACATAAATAATAATAATTACAATCAAACTCATCAGAGTTTAATTGATATTCCAAAACTATTATTTCATCTAATAAAGAAACATATTCCAAAGAATAAACATTTGTTTCAAAAAGTTTTTCTCTAAGAGTTTCTAATTGTTTTTGTATTGTCATATTTATCTCCTTTTAGTTATATGCAAATAATATAATTTACTAATTTAGTTAATTCAAGCGTAATAATTGAGAAAAACATCTATTAACTCAAATTAATTTGTTTTAAATTCAATAAGTTAAACTGTTGCTATTATGTTCCACTTTTGATACTAGGAATTGTGGTGCTATGCCTTCCTAGCACCACGCTAAATAATAGGATATTTAATGCCACTTATAAAAGGTTATTCATCTGCCAGCATAGCAAAAAACATAAAAAGAGAAATGAAGACAAAGCCTAAAAAGCAGGCTATTGCTATTGCTCTTTCTGTGGCCAGAGCCGCAAAGAAAAAAGCTAAAAAATATAAATGATTTTAAAAAGGAAGGCTATTAAATCACTTGCTCATTTAAAATGGGTATCTAAAAATTATCATTGTATCATCTGTAAAAACCCTGAAATTCAAGTTTGCCATATAAGGAATTTGCCATTTGGAAATGTTGGTTTGGCAGTTAAGAACGACGCCTTTGTAACACCTATGTGTTATCCGCATCATTTAGAGCAGCACAGAATGAATGAAAAAAAGTTCTGGGAGAAATATAAAATAAATCCTATATATATTTGCTATAAATTAGCTTGTAATAGTCCATGTAAAAAGATACAAAAATTAATAACAGAAGGATATTATGACAAATACATATCAAGATATTTTGGAGACAACAAAGAAAGTGCTTTGTAATTCAAAACTATATAACAAAGTTAATTTCTTTAAAGTTCCATTTAATAAAATAGGCGTAGCAGTTATTAGAAATATTACAAAAGATTCTTATGCCAAAATAGGAAAGCATTTTAATAAAAGCTGGTTTAGTTGTTATGCTGCCGTTCAAAATTGCTCTAAAAATGGATTGAAGGCTTTTACAGAAGAAGTTATATCTTCAGTAAAAAAAGAAATGAAATGACTGAAGGTTGGATAGCCTTACATAGAAAGATTTATAATTCTAAAGATTTCAATAATCAATTAGAAGTTGCTGTATTTCTTTACTTGGTTGCTATGGCATCTCATAAACCAACCCAGATTATTTATAGAAAAAAGAAAATAAATCTTAAAAGAGGAGAAATTTCAATAGCTTATAGAGATTTGGCAAAAAAGTTTGGCATTTCTTTTGATAAAATTAGAACTATAATTAAAAACTTAAAAGCATCAGGGAACATCAATCAAACTTTACACAAACG